CATCTACATATCTACCTAAATCATCCCATTCAACAACTTTTGGTCTGCCTTTTTTATTAAGATGCTCAAATACAGCGTCAGCTTTTTGTTGATGCGTGCCTTCTGTTGTTAACCAAATGTTTGCTATTGCCTCAATTTCTTCTTCATCAACATCAGGAATTTCATTGTATTGAACAGTTGGAGAAGGAGCCTTAACAGGTTTTGTAGGAGTTCTCGGAACTGAAGGTGGTCGGAAAGCAGTAGTCACATTAGGTGAAGATTGGAAACCTGAATTGAATTGCCAAACAATAGGATTCTCAGGTGAACCAGCAGGAAACTTAGGATCGCCTGCACCTATAGCTTGCGGTGCTTCCTTTATTCGGTGAGAAAAATCTACATCACAACGACAATTAGGATGAGCAGGAGGTCCATCACCTACATCTGGAAAAGATTGATCTACAGGAATAGCTCTACCGAACCCAAGACTTACACAGATAGGGCATACATCTGTAACACCTGTGATCCATTTCTTGCCTGATGTGACAGGATCAGCCAAACCTGAATCTAAAGCTTCACGCATTGAATCTAATTGACCTGCAACTTGCGCTCGTTTAATCTCAGTGCGAGAAATCATTCTTGCTCTTGAACGGCGAAGCTTTTTAGCGTACTTATTGGAATCGTCTCTTATTTTGTTATAAGCTCTAGCGCCTGTAACTCCCTTATCAGCTAACTGTTGAGCTATTTTTTCTGAACGGTGAAAAACGGCTCTTTCCCAAGGGTGAGTTAAACCTGCCGAATTAACTCCTCGCATTTGAGCAAGTTGTCTACCTAAAGGAGTGTTCGGGTTCATTTCTTCCAGCACATTAAATAAAGCGCTTGATGTTTGACCTGCTGTTAAACCCATCACTGATCTTCCAGTTGAGAAAGTTTGTGCAGTTGTGAAAGATTCGCCTATAAGTTCCTGAATAACTTTTTGTTGTTCCTCTATCATTGCTGTAACAAGAGTCGCTGAACGAAACTGTGCGTACTGAACTGAAGCTGAACTAACTTCGTCGAATGATTCTATTCCTACAGGCGCCCAAATTGCTTTCGGGTCTTTGCCTACATCTATCCCACCGACTGATGCTTTAGTTACTTTTCCATCCTCATTTGTTAAACGTAAAGGACTTCGTAAACGTTTTAACTGTCTGTTAGCTTCAGCACGTATCCTGTCCTGTTGAGTAATTGCACCTTCGTTAAAAGACACTTGCAACAAAGCCGCTATTTGTTGTATGTAAGGTTGTGATATTTCTTTAGCTCTTTGCAAATATTGTTCAGGGTTTAATTTGCCATCTATCCAAAGTTCAACAGGAGGCATAGCGGCGAACATTTGTTCCATTACTTTGCCTACAGATTTTTCTCTGCCTCGAAGTATCGCATCGCCAACAGGTCGAAATTTTGGTTGATGATTAGATTTTGCTTTGTTTACATCCCATGAAAGAGGAATGTGGTGAATCTTTTTTGACCGACCAACATTAATTTTGCCAGCCATTTAGTCGATGCTTTCCGATTCCTCCTGCGGTAGCCCTGCGATGTCTCTCAGGTGTTCACCTAAGTTTTCATCAGGCAGGATAGCTCCGACTCCTGCAAGTTTCTGCACATAATCTGCTATAGCGTTAAGGTCAACTTGTCTAGGTGAATCGTAATCGACTGTTGGGTAATACTGTGGGTCAACTCCGTTTAGTTTCATTAAACGAGGAATAGCGTGCTTATTAATAACATCTGCTATGCCTGTAACCCAAGTATCTAAAGCATCAGAGAATAATTGAATCTTTGAAACTGAAAGAGCTTGAGTTCCTACATTGTCATGTCCTAAAAGAATGAAGTCCGCTAACACTGACATTGCTATGCGAGCATCATAACGTGCGATAATAGCATTAGTGTCAAACTGTCTACGCCCGCCTGTAGTTAAAAGTTTTAAATCATAAGCAAGCTGTTTAGTGTCAGGATCGTAAGCTAGAGGAAACACTATTCCTTCTTGTTCATCACGGCGAATGTTTCTAACCATTTGTTTAATAGCAGTAAGCGCTTGTGTTTCTTGTGCTGTTGCATTATCTGAAAGTAAATGAGGTGGCACTAAAGCAACTGGCATACCCGCAAGGTCACGTTCAATACCAATAGCTTCAATCTCGGCTATGCGCTTCTGGAAATACCAAGGCACGAAAGCGTTGCGAAGAATTGATCTGCCTTGAGGATTGTTACGTTTAGTAGTTGTTCTAAACAATAAACATTTCTCTATAGGTAAATAAACTTCGCCTGCATTTGAAAGCGGGTTCATCTGATAAGCGCCATCAATGCCACCGTTATTATCGAACTGCCAGCGGATAATAGTTGATTGATCTCTTATAGGCCATTTACGCCAACCGATACGCTGATCGTTAAAGTTTGAACGTTCGCTTGAATCTTCCTTGTCGGGTCCGTTTCTTCTTTTGTAAACAATCTCGTTGTAACAGTAACCGAACTGCAACATTGAAAGAATAGAAGAAAGAGTGTCAGACCAAGAATGTGACATATCACTCATACACCCTGAAACGAACTCTGCTTCGTCAACAGCACGCTGATCGTTAGGGTCAGAAGGTGCAACAGTCCAATTCACACCTCTTACAAGCATTTCTATTGAATAAAGGATTGCTCCGATAACAGGATGGTTGTCTGACATTTCCCGATATGTGGCATAGCCTCTTTTGCCTTGAAGTTGCCTAAGGAAATCTTCTTGGACATCACCACCGTATTGAACAAGCCCAGTGGAACCTACTTCACCCATATCTGTTGAACTGGGTGCGGCTTTTTGAAAGTCGTCAGTTAAAGACATGATCTGATCTTACATCAATACCTTGTTTATTGCTTCTATTCAAGACTGATGTTTATACTTTCTTCGTAAAGGAATAGGTCGGCGAGTATCCACACCGTTTGGAAAAATCATTTTAGTTGTTCCTTTTTTCGGATCAATTTCTAAACGTCCAAACGGAGTTTCTTGATCTGTTAAAATTACTTTTTCGCTCATTGTGGTATCCAAGGGTTTACTTGCTCAATATTGATAGGAGCAACAGCGGCGTGTTGTCTAGCTCCGTCAATCATTAATTCTGTTAATGCCCATACTAGAGCATCAAGTCTGTCAGGGGAAGCGGATACATCAGGAACCCAAGAACAAAGTTGATCTTCCAAATCAGGGAAAGATCCTACGTGATGAACTTTGTGTTGTTCATATAAAGCCGCTATTGGTTCTGCACGAACTCTTTTACCTCGACTTGCATGAACAAGACGCAAAGGAATAGTTCTGTCCACTGTGTTTAAAGTGTGGCGAATCATATCTCCACCTTGATTAGCTTCAGCTACTATTCGGTCAGCTTTTAATCTGTTGTAAGCGGCAACAGCTTCGTTAGCCCATTCCAATGGTGTTCCTCTTTTTGAGACATCTTCAAGAATGTAACCATGTCCTGCTTCATCTACTCCAGCGGCAACTATTCCTGTTTCAGCGGAACTTTCGTGAGATGAAACAGCAGGGTCAATAGCTACAACTATTCTTTTCAAATCAGGTATCTGTGAAACTCTTGCTTCGTCAAGCATGTCTCGACTCCATAAAGCTCCATCTACATCATCAAGTATTTCAGCGTGTAGTTCTTGTCTGCCTAAACGAGTTCCTTCATAACGGTCAATTATTTCTTCAAAGAATGAAGCCGCTAAATTAGTTTTATTTTCAAAAGTACTTCCATGAGTAACAATCACATCTTTTCTGTGAACTAAATCTCTTATTATTCGAGTTGGTCGAGGTGTTGTAGTGACTAATGCTTGCGGATGTTCACCGATACGCAATCCGAAGATAAGCATGTCCCAAGCGTCAGGATATCTCCATGCGGCAAGCTCATCGCACCAAGCGAGATCATGATTAGGTCCTCTTAGCCTGTCGGGTTCATCTGCTGAAAAGGCTGTTGCCATTGCTCCGTTATGAAAAGTTATTCTTCTTTTAGATGGTTCATATCGTGGTCTTTTACCATCAGGGAAGATAGACAGAATGCCTGATTCTCCTTCTATCATAGTGTCACGAACATCTGCGGCTGTAGCCCCAACTAAAGCTATGTGACCTGCTTTTCCTAATTCAACTTGTTCTCTTACCCATTCAGAACCTGTTCGGGTTTTACCAAAACCTCTACCTGCGAGAATAAGCCACACT